CGCGCAGCACCCCCCCCAGCGCGGCGAAAGAGGGGGGCATGTGTGTGTAGAAAAACGCAGACACGGCTGCCAAATCTGCCTTGACCCCACCCCTATTAGGCATTAACTATTAAGCGACACAGTAGGAGAAAAATAAAATGTGCAGAAGTTGTGATCGAGATGATGTGATGGCAAGAGGGCTTTGCTCGGCTTGCTATATGCGTGTTCGTAGGTTCGCCCAAAAAGGTTATTTGGAAAGCCGCCGTCCAAAGGGCGAGAACGAAGAGCTGGCCTTGCAGACCAAATCGGAATGGCAGTCTAGGTTTTTCGAAAAGATCGACACCTCGTCAGATGGCTGCCACGAATGGACGGCAGGCAAGACGAAGGGCGGCTATGGCATGTTTAACGTAGCGGATCGCTCTATTTTGGCTCATCGCCTTGCCTACCGACTGGCAGGTAATGGTTACCATGATGTCGTTATGCACATGTGTGACAATCCGAGCTGCTGCAACATTGAGCATCTGCGCGGCGGGACGTACAGCGACAACATGCGGGATATGGACATGAAGGGTCGTCGCAGGCCATCACGCGCGGATCATCTGCGTGACCGCGAAAACCATCCTTGCGCTCGTGCTGTCTTTACGCCGTTGGGGGTGTTTGCGTCGGCTGCTCTGGCATCCGAAGCGCATGGCGTTGCAGCGCGTACAATTCAGCGAAAATGCAGCGATGGCGTACAAGGGTATGGATACGCTTAGGGTATCTGTGCTACAAATACACCAAGACTGCCACGCTTCCTCAACTGCGCGACAACTCGTCCCTCCCTTACGCTGTGTCAGCGCCGTGGCAGTCTACTCCCCCATACCCCTATTGCCAGAACTGCTAGCATCGTCTAAAATTTTAAAAAATTGGAGGATCAGCTTTGGCGGGAAAGCAGTTAAGGAAAAAGATACTTGCAGACATTGAGGCGAAGGGCGGTGCTGAGTACGTCATGGAAAAGGCGTCGTCCATGACGCTGAAGGCCTGGGCTGCCGAGGAGTGGGAGTGCAGTCGTAATTATTTAAGCGAGACTGTTCGGGGTGTTCCTGAGTATGCTCGTGCGTTGGAAAAGGCGCAGCCTGTTTTAGCGGATGCTATGATGGAGGAAAATGTTGAGATTGCCGACAGTATTTCTAAAGATGCGACGAATGCACAGATTGCGAAGGTTCGTGAGCAGATGCAGGCGAGGAAAATGCTGGCGGCTGGGCTGAATAGGGATCGGTACGGTAGTGGGCCTCGTGCTGAGATTACGCTTAACCTTGGGGATTTGCACTTGGATGCGCTGCGGAAGATCAGCGCAGACCGCCAGGCATTGATGGCAGAGGATCGTGATCGGGAAATGAAGGTTATTGAGCATGACGACTGAAGCCAATCCTTTTGAGGATTTTACGTTACAGTATATGGATGACCCTGTGCTGTTCGTCAGGGAGGTTTTGGGTGCTGAGCCATTGCCGTATCAGGCAGAGTTTTTGGAGGCTATCTCAAGCGGTGAGCGTCGTATTAGTATTCGTAGCGGCCACGGCACAGGAAAGTCCACATCGGCCTCGTGGGCGATGCTGTGGTATTTGCTGATGCGGTTTCCCAATAAGGTTGTCGTGACAGCCCCGACATCTGGCCAGCTTTTCGATGCTTTGTTTGCGGAGCTAAAGCGGTGGATTGGTGAGCTGCCCAAGCCAGTACAGGACTTGCTGACTGTTAAGAGTGATCGTGTTGAGCTGTCGGCTGCGCCGTCTGAGATGTTTATATCTGCGCGTACAAGCCGTGCAGAAACCCCAGAAGCCTTGGCGGGTGTACACAGCGATAATGTTTTGTTGGTCGTTGACGAGGCGTCTGGTGTGCCTGAGAAGGTGTTTGAGGCGGCGGCTGGTTCAATGTCAGGCCATAACGCCACGACAATCTTGCTCAGCAACCCGACACGCTCGACTGGTACGTTTTATGAGAGCCAGACGCGGATGAGCGGGACTTGGTGGACGCGGCGGTGGAGCTGCGTTGACAGTCCATTGGTGTCGGATGAGTTTGTTGACGAGATGCGTGAGCGGTATGGCGAAGAGAGCAATGCGTTTCGTATTCGTGTGTTGGGTGAGTTTCCGTTAGCTGATGACGATACGATCATACCGTTTCACTTAGTTGATGCGGCGATGAATAGGGACATCGAGATTGACAAGGATCGTCGTCCTGTCTGGGCTGTCGATCCTGCAAGGTTTGGCAGTGATAGGACGGCATTTTGCAAGCGTGTTGGTTCGGTGATTACTGAAATTAAGTCGTGGCGCGGGTTGGACTTGATGCAGACAGTTGGCCGTGTGATGGCAGAATATGAGGCTTTGAACCCGAGCAGCAGACCGTCAGAGATATTGGTTGACAGCATTGGCGTCGGCTCTGGCGTTGTTGATCGTTTGAGGGAGCTGGGAGCGCCTGTGAGGGGCGTGAATGTAGCTGAAAGTCCGAGCATGGGCGAAACTTACAACAATTTGAGAACTGAGCTGTGGTTTAAGACAAAGGCTTGGCTTGAGGATCGGTCGTGCAAAATACCGCAAGACGATGAGCTTTTGGCTGATCTGACAGGCATACGGTATTCATTTACCTCATCTGGCAAGATGGCGGCTGAGAGCAAGGATCAGATGAGGCGGCGTGGGCTGCGCTCTCCTGACTTGGCAGATGCTGTTTGCCTGACAATGGCATCAGACGCGGCGATGGCGCTGTCTGGGCCTATGACATCGTGGCGGGGCGAACTTAGAAGGAATTTGCGCGGTATTGCGTAGTGTGATATGGTCGGTGCAACATAGGAGGTCGTTAATGGCATATGATAAAAAGATGGGCGCTGCCCCTAAGTTTAAGCCTTGCAAGGGCTGCCCGACGCCGATGGCGTGCGCTCGTAAGGGCAAGTGCATGGCGAAAGCGAAAAAGTAATGCCTGGAGCTAAAAAGGGATTATACGCCAACATTCAGGCAAAGCGTAAGCGCATTGCTGCTGGCTCTGGCGAGAAGATGCGGAAGCCAGGCAGCAAGGGAGCGCCGACTGCTAAAGCGTTTAAGGCGGCTGCTAAGACAGCTAAGAAGAAAGTAAAGAAGTGATGTAATGTTTACCGCGTTTGTTCTTTTGTGCGCTCAGAATTACTGCTTTGCAGTCGGTGGGCCTGCGTATGTTGATGAGAATGAATGCATTGCTGATTTTATGCAGAACGGAGTTCCATCTTTGCAGATGAAATATCCAACGTATACAATCATGCAGGTTAAGTGTTATGAATGGGAAAAGCAGGTGAAGTCCTAATGCCGTATTCTAAGTATAGCCCGAAGCAAAAGAAACTGGCGGCGATGGCTGGTGATCGTAAGAAGATTACGGCTGCTGACTTGAAGGCGGTTGCGAAGGCCAAGGCTAAGAAGAAGAAAAAGTAATGGCGAAAGACCCTAGACTGAGCCGTATTGGTGTATCGGGCTATAATAAGCCGAAGAGGACGCCGAGCCATCCGACGAAAAGCCATGTTGTCGTGGCGAAAGAGGGCGACAAGGTGAAGACGATACGGTTTGGTCAGCAGGGCAAGACAGGCGACAAGACGATGACGAAGCGTGCGAAATCGTTTAAAGCGCGTCATGCAAAGAACATTGCCAAAGGCAAGATGTCTGCGGCGTTTTGGGCTGATAAGGTTAAGTGGTAGATGGAACAGTTGATGAGGTTCTTCTCGCCTGAAGCTGGGCAACGTAGACGTACAGCTCTTGAGCAGCTTGTTTCTGGTGTTGAGCAGTTTGTTCCACCCAATTTGCGTCCAGCAGCCGAGGCTGTTGTGCAGATGAACCCTGTGCAGGGTATATCTGATGCAATGAGCGCAAGCGGTGTTGTGTTTGATCCAGAGCAAACAGCCGAGGCGCGTAGACGCGCGGCAGTTGATATGGGCGTAGAGATGGCTATGACATTAGCCCCTGCTGCTTTGGTTCGTATGGGGTACTTGGCAGCGCCTGCTGGACTAATGGAAACGTTTGCTACGCCGTCAGTTGATGCGGCAGTTGATATGGGTCGGAACGCTTTATCTGATGCGCAATATGCAGTTCGTTCTGTTGCGCAAGGCGATCCGCGCGGCGTGATTGATGCCATTCGTCCAAGCGGTCAGCCGCAGTCTTTGAGTGCTGCTGCACCTAAATCTAGGCCAACTTTTGAAGAGGCTCCTATGATTGTGCAGCACAACATATCGCCAGAAGGTTTGGCTATATCAGATCAAATTGGTGGCATTCCCATGCCTTCCATTGGGATTGCAGGCGCAAAAGCTCCATTGGAAAACTTTGGCGACATTACGTTGCTGCTTGATCCGCAGAAGATAGCTCCTCGCCGTGATTTGCCAGTTTACCCAGCGGATGCATATACTGGTCGCCAACCGCGAGCATTTAGAGAGTTTGTAAATGAAAATGCAGCGGAAAAAGCCATAGCAAACGATAAAAATTTTAAGCATATGAAAGACGCAAATTATTGGATGATGAGTTATGACAACTTTGAAGACAATGATCGCATGATGCGAATTGCTCAGTATGGCATGAAGCATAAAATTGCTAACCCGAAAGATTATGACCGATTTGACGATTATGTTCGTGACGTAGAAAGAAAAATGGGAGGCTTTATAGACAGTGATGAATTGCTGACTGTAAACGGTTTGCGCGATTATGGTGAAACAGAATTGAAAATTGCCCCATCTGAACTTTTCACGCCATCAGGAAATAGGCGTGATCCAAAACCCTACACCGTGGAAGAAGCATTTAAGCGCATGAACAAAGACAAAGCGTTTGCTGCTGGAGCAGAAATGCATCATGGAGCAGGTCAAATTCGCGCAGTTTTGTTGGATAAGTTTAAAAACCTAGATGATATAAAGTCAAAGCGCGGATTGTTGATGCCATCAGGTAACGAGATGGAAGACATCAAAGGCAGTTTTGATACGATGGCATATGACGAAATTAACGACATTGCAGAAAAATATTTCGGTGGTCGTCATCGTGCAGCGGAAGATTATGTTACCGATATTGCGATGGGTCAAAGTGTTTCCTGGGCCGATGCGCCAGAAGGGGCGAAGCAGGCAGCTAACGAAGCGCTGACCCGTCTAAAAAATGTAGTTAAAGATATGCCGACAGAGTACTTTGAAGCAAAGCCTCGATCTGTCGCACAGATTGGTGACTTTGACGCGGCTGTTGTGCCTGAAGGCAACCAAGAGGCTTTAGAGATTTTGCGTCGGGCTGGCGTTTCAGACATTCGCACTTATGGCGAACAGCCAGGTCAAACTCGTGCGGATGTTATCAGACAGTTTAAAGACCTTATGTTCGCTGTGCCTGCTGGTGGATTGTTGGGCTATAATATGTTACCACAACAGCAAGCGTCACCTAACGATCAAGGATTATTGTACTGATGGCACTTACAACATACGCAGAACTAAAGACGAGCATCGCAGACTTTCTGAACCGCGATGATTTAACCTCTGCCATACCTGATTTCATCACATTGGCTGAAGCTGATATGCAGCGCCGCGTAAAGCATTGGCGTCAAGAAAAGCGCAGCACGGCTGAGCTAGACACGCAGTACAGCGCGATACCTGCTGACTTTCTTGAGGCAATACGCTTTTATATTACCTCAAATGACAGCTCACCGCTAGAATTGATTAGCCAAAGCGAGATGGTAGATCGTCGGTATCGCAATGCGAACGCCTCTGGCAAGCCGCATTACTATGCAATTACTGCTGGCGAGATCGAGGTTTACCCCACGCCTGACGGAACGTATGACGCAGAGCTTTATTACTACTCACGCATTCCCGCGCTGTCCGACAGTAATACGTCAAACTGGGTTTTGGAGTATTTCCCTGATGCGTATTTGTATGGCGCTTTGGTTCACTCAGCACCGTACTTGAAAGACGATGTGCGCACCCAAGTTTGGGCTGCTTTGTATCAGAGCGCGATTGATGGTATAAATGCGGAAAGCGAAAGCAGCAAATTCGGAGGTTCGGGAAAAAGGCTTAAAATCCGCAGCTATTAACGCCTGCCATGATTAGGGTGGAAGCCGTATTTGGCTTCTGCCTCTTTTCTTGCGGCGGCTGCATCTTCTTTATCTAAAAACCTTTTATATAAAACTCTTTCTTTATTTATGTTTAATTCAGC